TTCCATCCCATCCTGTATTGGTTTGAAAAAAAATGGATAGTTGATTGATATGGGTACAATCTTGTCTGTAAACATCTTCTTCGCATCTGCTCCAGTTTTAGATAAGACCCCAAATCTAGAGTCCTTGGAAGTTGTTGCCAAGTTAACAGTCTCTGAGGATGCCATGAAGCTAAAGCCAGACCGTCTGTTCTTAAGGTAGCACATTCCATAAGATCTCTTATCTGCCTTGCAAGCCTCCCAGAAGTAATAAAATATTCTGTTTGCCTGTCTAAAATCTGGTGCTCCCACGTCGATTTTTGTCCAAGTGAGATAGACATAGTGCGATCCTGTAACGTAGTTCGGGGAACCATTGCACATGAACCAATACCCATCATTACGATAATTAAATTCATCATCAATATACTTGTAATATTTTTCTTTAATATCTTCTGGGTAAGATTGGAAATCATATATGCTTTTTATTTTATTTAAAGATTCAGGTTTATTTTTTATTTTAAAATATTGATCTGTTTGCTTTAGATCTTCTCCATCTATTTTATTTGGAGTTTTAGGTATTGCTACCTTAAGACCTTGTATTTCATATATATCACCTATTGTACCATCTTTACTTATTATAACACAGTCTAAATCTTCATTATATCCATATTCAAACTTCTTATGTTTATTAAGATGTTTAATTTTTTTATCGGATAAATGAGTATTGTGTATTTTATAAAGCGTTTGTTTGTACATTATTTGATTCTATTTTCAACACCTAAAAAAGTTTTAGATTCTTTATTGCTAGATTTTTTATCGGATAACTCTTCAATTTTTTCTATAATTTTTAACGAATCTTCTATTGCAACCCATTTAGCTTGAGCTGCTGTTTTTGCTTTTTCAGGATCTAGTTCAGATAAATCAATATTTTGTCTAATAACTTTTTCAAGTTCAACTAATGCTTTTTCGGCAGCTTCTATTATTCTTTTTCTTCTGTCCATAATTTATTGTAACTTGATTAGATAATATTCTATATAATTTTTTGCCTTCTATTTCAAACTCATATTCAGAGTTAGGTGTAAATCCCACCACGTCTCCTATAGCTATCCCTAATTTGTCTAATTCACTGTTGCTATACACAAGCTTACCTTTTAATTTTTCTTCGTCCTGAGGGTCCCATTTTTTACTATTATATACAGGCTCAACAAAGCAATATTCATCAGGGCAATGCCACTTATTATTTCTATTAAAAGCAAATATCTGGTCAGGGGCAACAAAAAATTCATTTTCTTTTAAAAAATTAGAACTATTCTTTTCTTTACCATGAATATCAAACCATCTCCTAAATGCATTATGATGAACAATTACATCATCTCCTTTACGGGGTGTTTTACTAGTAATTCCATAAGCTGGTTCACTTAAAACTTTCCCAACTCTATTAACAAATACATAATCTCTTTCTGTAATTTCTGTATTTAATATTAATTCTTTTGTATCAACATTTACTTTGTTGTTGTACCGTGATTTAGTAGATATAATATAATTGAATAATGATTTCATTTAATAGTCCAGATTGTATTCTATAGATACAGCCATGTTAGAATTAAAGAATTTCCAAGGCAATACCTCTTTGTTTTTTGTTATATAAATTTTGTAACCTCCATCGTCTTCTAGTATATCACATATTTTATGTCCACCATATACTTCTTGTCCAACAGAATAATGCATAGCTTCATTTTTATAATCAGTACCTACGCTTATTTTTCTAATTAATTTCATTTAATTTATTTAATATGTCCATATTGTAATAGGAGGCGCTCCATCATATCCTATTCCTACATGAACAAAGTTATTTTTTCTACTTATACCTATTCTAGTAAATCCTACTTCAATAGCTGCTTTTACTAATTTATAAGTAGCCTCACCCCCTACACAAGCTATATCTACAGCGGCGCCATAAGTATGCTCACCAGGATTAGATTTACGCGCTTCTATTGGATGCTGAGGCGATCTGTATGTTGATGTTAATGTAATTGGATATCCATATGTTTCTCTAAGATTATCTAGCATATCAAGAAGCTTAGGATCCATTTTTTCAAAGTTATTAAATTCAGATTCATTAAAGTATTTCATTGTTATTCTTTGTATTTTTTAATTATCATTAAGATAGTATATATTATTGTTAATATTAAAACTACCGTTTGTAATGCAGGATTTAAATCAGGTATAACTGAAAATAGTAAAGCTCCTACATTAAGACCAAATATTTTTAGATCTTCCATTTTTTATTTATGTTTATTGTTTCCAAATACTTTTTCCACACCTCTAGATCCGAAATAGCCTCCAATTACGATTGTTAAAAGTCCAGTTATGGAATCTAACGGATATCCCATATACCAACCCGCTACATAACTAACTGTTAAAAATACTAATACAAGAGGGCGAACATTAGAAGCAAACCAAGAGCCTGATCTAGCATCCGCCACCCATCTTTTAGTTGTGCCATCTATTTCAGCACGTTCTATTTTTAATTTTTCAAGAGCAATTTGTTTATCAGAATCGCTCATATTTGAGCCGCCAATTATAGCTTGTATTACAGAGCCAACAGGTGTATCACCAGCAATAGCCCCAACGACGCTAGGTATTTTATCTAATAAAAATTTTCCAACGCCGGTATCTTTAAATTTCTTCTTTTCCATTATTTTATTGCTAAATAGATGTAGTTATTTCCATTTGAAGAATAACCTGAATTTATAGTAAATCCATTTGAGTTGAAAGTAACACCATAAGTTGAATCATTAAGCTCCGCATTACTTAAATACGGAAAAAGAATTTTATTCCCACCTCTTACAGAATCATACATCGCCCAATCACCAGATGCCGATGCAATTTTTTGTATTACAAATCTCGGTCTAAACCCTGTTGTTACTGTTACTGCACTTCCTGTTCCTGTATAACTCCCTATCTTCTGATAACCTGTTATAGATTTAAAGAAATATCCTATATACGGACTTCCTGCACCATTTGTAAATGGGTCAGCACCTACTGTGAATGTTGTTGAAGAAACTGCACTCCATTTATTAGTGTCTGTTGCTTCAGCTGCATTATCATTTAGTTCCATATAATCTCCAGAAGTTTCTGTAAATAAAGGTACTATCCAATCTCTACCTCCATCTAATTGCTTGATGAACGCTATTTCAGGGCTGCTACTCAATCCGTGTCCAACAGTTTGTGATGCTTGTTCGTTTCCTGTCCATTTCACAATACTAAATCCTGATGCATCATTCACCGAAGTAACCGAAGAAATACTACCCTCTGTGTTTACCTGTGGTAAGTTGTCATCGTGGTCTCCTGCCTTGAAAACCCAAGCAACATAAGTACCATTTCCTGAATATGTGCCTCCATTTACCCCATTAATTTCATAATCCCCTGCACTTGTATCTTTCACAGTAAACCCATTAGAATCAAAAGAAGTTAAACCTTTGTCTATTGAAGTCCTATCTGTTTCTGCGTAGCTTTGATTAGAGTTAATCTGTTTATGAACACCTCTAATAGAATCAAACAGTAAATGATTTGCAGCACTTCCTGTTCTTTGCTTTATCCATACAAGGTCAGGTTTGAAGCTCGTATCAATACTTTTAGTTCCTCCATTACCTGTATAAGTAACAACATCAAAGCTATTCTCTACAGTTGGAGTAGTAGTATCAGGGTCTGCTGCTATAGCAAGGTATATGTATCCTTTATTAGTACCGTTTAAAGCATTGTCGTTTGTTGCTAATTGAAAGCCATTAGATAAAAAAGTAACTCCATTACCTGTTCCTAATGCTGACTCTTGGTGAGTACTTTGTGCATCTAAAAAAGCATTATTATTTACAGGAGCATGTCTTTTATTATCTGCTATTAACCATCTATCTCCCTCTAGTCCTTTTATTATTATCCAAGCAGGTTCGAATCCTGTTTCAACCATAGTACCATTAGTAGAGCCATTACCTGTATAAGTACCTACTTTTTGTATTTTGTCTACGCTGTGGAAAGCATATATTAACCAGTCTTGATTTGAGCCATTAAAAGATGGTGAGCTAGTGTTAAACCTAATTACAGAGTCTGTGGGAGACTGCATTGATGAATCATTACTAGCAGCTCCAGTAGTAAATTCTAAATAAGCTTTATAGTTGTTGACATCTTTATGTACAATATTCCAAGAACCTGAAGAGCTTCTTCTCTTGTATATAAACATTTCAGGAATACTATTTAATCCGTGACCTACTGAAGAATTATTAGTACCATCACCTGTATATGTAATAATAGAAAAACCTGCATCTGTATTAGCTTTTACGGTACTTGTATTGCCCCCATCGTTATTAGTAGCTGCTGCATCCGTTCCAGCATTGAAGCACCAGGCTACGTAGTTTATTCCGTTTCCATTTACTCCATAGTTACCTGCAGAATTATCACCAACTGTAAAACCATTAGAATCAAAAGAAGTTATGTAGAGTCCACTAGCGTTATATTCAGCTCCTGTAGTG